CTCCAGATTTTGTTTTTATTAAACGAGATGGTACTTTAATGTTTATTGAAACTAAAGGTCGATGGACTAGTTCTGATCGTTTAAAAATGAAACATGTACTTGCATCGAATCCTGGCATTGATATCCGCATGGTTTTTCAATCTCCTACGCAAAAAATATCTAAAGGAAGTAAAACTACATATGAAAGTTATGCTGTAAAATTAGGTATACATCATGTTGCAAAAAAAGAAATTCCTAGCGAATGGCTTGCGGAATGTTTAAAAAATGGCGAAGAACCAGTTAATGTTAGAAAATTTTTTGCATAAAGATTTGAAATGTGAAATATTTTTAATACATTCATAGAAATTAATGTTATATTAATTAAATGATTGATTCAGTATTGAATCGATCGTTAGACCAGAAATGTAGTGTATGTGTCTAACTAATATTAATAATATTATATTAATAATTAATTGGATTAGTATAGTAATTTAATTATATTATTAATAATGAAGAATATTAAGTTATTACAGTTATTAGAATCAGTATTAGGTAAAGGTAAACCTACATCTGGTGATAACATAGCATTCTTTTCTCCATTCGTTTCTCACTACAAGCCAAAATTAGAAATTAATATTAACACAAATCATGCCGGTGAAAATCCATGGCATTGTTGGATTTCTGATAAAAAAGGTCGGTCAATTGCTACTTTATTTAAACAACTAAATTTAGGTAAAGAAAACTTTGAGCAACTTCAAAAAATATTAAATAACGTTAGATATAAATCATTAAATGATACCGAAACTAAAGTTGTTACATTGCAACTTCCGGAAGATTATAAACCGTTATGGATAAAAAAAAATACTCCGGATTATAAAAATGCAATGCACTACTTATTAAATAGAGGTATTGGTGTTTTTGATATAATTAAATATCGAATTGGATATTGCGAATCTGGTGAGTATACAGGCAAAATAATTATTCCTAGTTACAATAGCGCAGGACAATTAAATTACTTTGTTAGCAGAGCATTTTATAAAGCAGATTCGCAAAAACATAAAAATCCTAAAGTATCTAAAGATATTATTGGGTTTGAAATGTTTATTAATTGGGCGGAACCTATTATACTATGTGAAGGTGCATTTGATGCAATTGCTGTTAAAAGAAATGCAATACCATTATTTGGTAAAATAATACAACCGACACTTCAAAAGAAAATAATTGAAGAACGAGTACGAGATATATATCTTTGTTTAGATGCAGACGCTTTGCGTAATGCAATACAAATTGCTGAACGATTCATGTCAGAAGGATTAAATGTTTATTTTGTTGAGTTACAAGATAAAGATGCTTCTGAATTGGGATTTCATGCAATAAATAACATTTGAACGGTTAATGCAGTTAAAGATGGGAATGATATGGACATAAAACGTTATGATATTGGAAAAGAATGGGTAGATACAATTTTTCATTGTTCTGACATTCATATTCGCACATTAAAACGCCATCGAGAATACCGAGAGGTATTTAGGAATTTATTTGATCATATTGCACAACATGCAACTAATAATAGTATAGCTGTTGTTACCGGTGATATAGTTCATAGTAAATTAGATATGTCTCCGGAATTAATAGAAATACTTGTTGAGTTCTTCGAAGGGTTTATGATACCAACGGTTGTTATTTTAGGTAATCATGACATGAATTTAAACAACATGCATCGAACGGATGCGGTTAGTCCAATAATCAATGTTATTAAGAATCCTAACATTATTTTTGTTAAAGAGAATGGATTATTTCAAATTGCTAATGTTGTATTCAATCACATGGCTGTTGATGTTGCACCAACTGAATATATTAGAGCTGATCAATTCGAAGCTGCATATAAAATTGCATTACATCATGGAGCTGTGAATTCTGCTCGTACTGATATTGGTTATCAAATATCTAATGAGCATGTTGGAATCGATTTGTTTGCTGGTCATGATATTACATTGCTAGGCGATATTCATAAGCCGGCACAATTCTTAGATGATAAACAAACAATTGCATATCCAGGATCATTAATTCAACAAAATCACGGTGAAGCATTAGATCACGGAATATTAGTATGGGATTTGCCAGATCGTTCAGCAAAGTTTGTTCCAATACACAATGATTATGGATATGTAACACTCGATGTGCAAGGCACCACAGTTATTAACGCACCATCACGTATTCCGAATAAGCCCCGAGTTCGTATTAAATTTTCCGACACTAGTGCAGCTGATATGAAAAAAATGATTGCTGCTATTCGAAAAAAATATGATGTACAGGATATCACAATACAGCGAAACTCTACTTCAATTCATAATGAAGCTTCTTCATCATTTACTATAGGAAACGTACGAGATGTTGAATATCAAAACACATTGATAACAGATTACATTGCAGTTAATTTTCCACAAGCAACATCGGAGGAAACAGATGCAATTCGACACATTAACCGAACAATTAATTCTAAACTACCAGCTATCGAATCTGTTCGTCATATGACTTGGCATCCAATTGAATTTGAATTTGATAACATGTTTTCATATGGGGAAGGCAATGTTATTAATTTCGAAAACATGCAGGATGTATGTGGATTATTTGCAGCAAATACATCTGGTAAATCATCTTTACTCGATGCAATTACATATACAATTTTTGATAAATGCAGCAAAACAGGCAAAGCACATGAAGTATTAAATAATAAAAAAGCTACATTCCGAGGTAAATTTACATTTGAAATGAATGGTGTTAAATACATTATCGAACGTAATGGTATTAAACAAAAAAATGGTCATGTTAAAGTTTTGGTAGATTTTTATACCGACACAGAAAATTTAAATGGAGAAGAACGAAGTGATACAAATAAATCGATTCGTAGGTATTTAGGAACATATGATGATTTTATTTTAACTGCATTTTCACTTCAAGCTGATAACAACAATTTTATAGAAAAATCACAAAGAGAACGTAAAGATCTATTATCGCAGTTTTTAGACATAACGGTATTTGAACAACTATATCAACTTGCTGCAGATGAAATTAAAGAAACTGCTGGTAAATTAAAAGAATACAAGAAAACAGATTTTGCTGAAATAATTGTTAGTACAGACAACATAATAAATGCAAATCATGGAACTATTCAAACGTTAGAAACACAAGAAGATGAGTTTCAAGAAAGACGAAATTATTTACAAAATCAAATCGTATCATTAATTGAAACAAAATTACCAACAACATATGATGGACCAGATATTACAAAATTACGAAAAACTGAATCTGATTTAACAGAAAAAATTGATGACTTACAAAATAATATCGATCAATCAGAACAAACTTTAGAAGATTTAAAAACACAACATGTTACGATTAAAAAAGAAATTCGTACTTATGATGAACCTGGTTTATTAGAACAATTGGACCAATTGAAAATTTTTAAAACCAATCTCAAACAAATTGAAACTCAAATTGACAAACAACAAGGAGTTGTAAATGCTAAACAAGAAAAAATTAATCATCTTGCCGAACATGAATATGATCCGAAATGCAAATATTGTACATCTAACGTTTTTGTACAAGATGCAATCGAAGCGCAAAATACAATCGATTCGGATAGAAACATATTAACAGGACTACAAACCACTAAACAAGACATTAATGCTGAAATTGAATTGCTTCAACAATATGAACAACGATATGCTGAATTAATTACACTTCGAACCAATTTACAAACCAAACAAAGTGCTGTAGAAAAATTAGAATTGCAACTTCAGATTGCAGAAAATGAACTGCAAACTAAAGAATCAGAACTTGAAACTTGTTTGGAACGGCAAGAATTATTCCGAAACAATGAAACTGCTATAACTCATAATAAAACAATTGATGAAAAAATTACTGAATGTAAACAAGATATCGATGCATTTACTGAGGAAATAAAATCTATTCAAACACAAATCAAATCACTGTTTGGTGCTATAGAAGTTGCAAAAACAAATAAACAATCTGCATTGACGAGTTTAGATGCATATCATAAATTAGAAACAGAATATAAAGCATATGAATACTATTTACAAACGGTAAAACGAGATGGAATTCCATATGAATTAATTTCTAAAGCAATGCCGAAAATAGAAACTGAAATAAACAATGTTTTAAATCAGGTTGTAGATTTTAATATGGTGTTGCAAAGTGATGGTAAAAATATCAATGGATACATTATTTATGATGAAGATAATTTTTGGCCATTGGAATTAACAAGTGGTATGGAACGTTTTATATCATCATTAGCAATTCGAATAGCACTTATCAATGTATCTGCACTACCACGACCAAATTTTATTGCAATAGATGAAGGATGGGGATCATTGGATGCAGAACATATTTCTGCAGTAGTAAATCTATTTGATTATTTTCGAACTAAATTTGACTTTTCTATTATTATCAGCCATGTTGATTCTATGCGAGATATGGTAGACAATTTAATTGAAGTTAATAAAATCGACGGATTCAGCCAGATTAATCATGTTTGATATTTATATAAAAAGAATATCAATGGATGAAACGCAAAGAAGCTGTTTATAAAGGTTTAGAATTTATCGATGTTTTATACAACGATACATCATTAACATCACCAGATTTTTTTCAAATTTCAGAATTTCCACTTCGGTTAACTGCTGGAAAAAATTTATTTAAACTTCGTGGAAATCCTACGAATTTAAAAGTAGGATCGTATCTAAATATCGAAGTACTAGATTATAATGGTGATCCTATCTATTCTGAAGTTATTGATTATTTAGATGAAGATAAATCCAGAGTTGTTGCAATTTATATATATGAAAATACATCTCCGGGTGATTGTCGAATTACATTGATAGGTGAAGCAGTTAATGCCCCATCTGAATGGCAAAATCGTGCTAATGTTAAATGGACTCGTACGGTACCTGTTAACCCTAATATAGCTAATGATACTGAAATAATATTTGAAACATTACCGACTATAACGTTATCAGAACAGGTTGGAGTTCAGTTAGACAGAGTATACGCAAATAACACGCAGTTTCCTACATATAACACCGGCACCGTAAGATATTATAATTATAACGGTGCAGCTGCTATAGAAATTACCGGGGGATCTTTTACCGGAGATATGATTGGCGGAACATTAACAGTAGCCACTCCACAAAATCCTTCTCCTACGCCTAATTACACTGTATCTAATGCGGTTTATCAAACAACTATTAAAAAGATATTATCTCCTAGTTTAGCACTGTTAAACACAGAGTATACGGTTTTTAGTAGCCAAAGTATTTCATCTCATACATACACTGCATTTGATTACTCTGCTTATTCGGTAACATATGAAGCAACACCGCAATATGTACCTACACAAAATTCTGA